GGGGCGTCGGGGTGAACTCCCCCCGTTCAATCTGAGGTTTTACCCCCTACCGGAATATGCCGGGTGGGGGGTCTGTGTGTGGTTATTGATCTGACTTGCTCGAATTGCAACTTCGGCAGAGAACTTGAAGATTGGATCTGATTGTCAGGCCGCCTTCGGCCAGCGATTTTATGTGATCAACGGTTAAGTCTGATGTCCGGCCGCATGCGCTGCACCAGGGTTGCTCTTGTCTTAATGCTTTACTGATCTGTCGCCACTGGTAATCGTATCCGCGTTGCGCACGTGATGGCCTTGTTGCTTCTTTGATTCGTTTGAATATGCGATCGCATTCTTCGCATCGAGCTGCGCGTGCAATGGCTCCACAGTCTTTGCATGGTCTAGGTAAGGCCATCGTAATCCATGAGGTATTTGATTGCTTGACCAAGTCTGCCTGGCTGGTCTTTGAAGTATCCAAGTCCAACGTTGCAGTTGCTACAAAGTATTCCACGCACTTGATTCGTTTGATGATCGTGATCCATTACAAATTTCGTTGCGCTCTCTTCAACATGAACGCCACAGATAGCGCACGCATGGTTCTGTTCTTCTAGTATTGCCTGGCGATTCTTATTCGCCTTATGAATAATCCTGCGATCAACACTCCTGCAATGCTTACATGATTCACGCACTCCATCTGCTCTTCTTCTATCTTTACAGAAGAAGTGCAGTGGTTTAGTTTCTTTACATCTGGTGCATGTTCTTTCAGTCGGTATCTCCATCGGCGTCGTCATCGTAATCCGATCCGTAAAGGGCGAGCCTATCCTTCTCCGGCAGCGATAGATATGATTGTAGCGTTGCTGTTACTGCTCGGTTTAGTAATGACTCGATTGCGTCGAATGATAAGTTATTGTCAGTCGTCATATCTGTATGAACATCGCCGATGCTAATTGTTATATTCAACATGCCATTGCCTTATTGTTCCAGGAATGATTGCATCTGCTGAGCGCAAGCGTATCAGATTTGATTGACAGTTTTGTCAAATCATTCATCATGATCGTGCCTTAATAATTGCTGCGATGTCATAAAGACTTCCTCTTCTCTGGATGTCGTTCTTCTTTATCGTTCTATAAACTTCGCGCTCTGTAATTCCTAGCCACATTGCAATTGCTTCAACATCGAGGTAGAAGGTTTTGCTCGGGTTACTCATTGCCAATGCTATCAACCGCAACACCGTCCATTGCTGCTTGCATCCGAAGCAGGCGACTTCGGCTGTTAAGTTATCGGCATCGATCACCACGTACTTACTGCACTCATCGCTTGGACATGGGATTCGCCGGGGCTGTTCTGAGAAGCGCTTTGCAGCTGCCCTTCCTTTGGCATGAATGATCTGGATTTCGTGGGCGAAGTCTGCTGCCCATGTTTGCTGGATTGACCAGTCCAAATGTGTTAGGTGAAAGGTGACCGTTGCCAAGACTTCGCCGTCTGTTGTTTGCTCTTTCATGATCAAGGCCGGCGGTGTCAGTTTGCGATCGAAGCGGATCATACTTTCCCATGAGTGAAGGGTTCGGAGCAGTTCGGTTGCCATCGTGAAATCTAAGGCTGCGATGTTGATTCCAATGCTGCGCTCGGTGCTAACTGCCCCTGATCCTGTCCTGGATGGCTGAAGGAATTGCTTGGCCTCTTTGTGAAGCTGTGGAAGTTCTGCAATCTGGGTGCGGACTTTGATTGAGCACCGGTTGCAGGCTCCTGCTCGCTCGGTCTTCTTTGCGCAGATTGTGCAGTCCATCAGAACGGTATCCCTTCGTATTCGAGCTCTGGCTTCTTCCTTCTATTCCAATAATCCGGGATCTCATCGGCGTCCGGTTCTTGGCCCTTGAGTCTGAATATCTCCATCGTCTTACTGCAAGTATGGCTGGCTAGAATCAATGGCTGCCTGCCCTGGCTTCTCTGGATGGCATTCACCGATCGCAGATCCGCTTCAAATGATACGGCCGTCCTATGTAGTTCAAATGTTCGGCTGCCCTGGATTCGTTTAATAATCTCTTCTTGAATGGTCAAAGTTCCGGGGTCAAGTCTGATCTGAAATCCGACGGTGAAACCTTGCCAGAGAAGTTTTCCACAGCCTGTGCAAAAGATGGGGGTAAAGTTTGAATTCATCATTTATTCTGTTCCTTTGGCTGCTGTTCCACCGTTCCGCGTTCCCCCTTATAGGGGGGGAACAGCGGAACGGTTTGGTCGCTCTTGCCGAGGTGTTCCGGGGAACAGTGCGGAACGGTGCGGAACGGCGGAACAGTTAAGTTATCCACAGGCTGTTTACTCCGCTTCCCATGCATTGACGTCGCCGATCATGAATTGTGTCTTAAATTTGTAGAGATACTTCTGCCCTTGTTTCCTAAATTCGACGAAGCCACCAGCGATGAGCTGTTCCAAAGCCTGCCCTAGTTCCTGGTTGCCGATCTCAATTCCTTCTTGTCGAAGCCCTTTGCGGATGTCGTTCTGGCCCATCTCGGTTCCGGTTTGTTCGAAGAAGTTGGAAAGTTCCTGAAGCTTCTGCTCCTTCGTCGTCACCACGATCGTGCCGCCGCTAATCGTGACGGTAATCGTTCCGTCTTTGTTGCTCTTCAAGTTTGCGACACCGAGGTCTTTGGCGTCCTGGCAGATGGCGCGGACAAATCCTGGCCGGTCTTTGGTTACTTTTAGATTCAGGCAACCGTCCAAGCCCCTGCCAAATGGCATCGCCACGTCGACTGCAATCGCTACGCCGTCGATGTCTGCTCTCTTTGCCTGTGCTCCGATGGCGTAGTTGCCCCTGGTGTCCTTGCTCTTCGTGACGTGGTCAATAGTCAAGATGCAGGCGTTCTCCATTCGAAGTGGGCGAAGGATGAGCTGGGAGAATGTGGTGGCATCCTTGTTCTTCTCCAAGTCTAGGCCGAGCAAGTTCATCGCTGCGTTGACGCCGTCGATAACGATCAAGGATGGTTTGTGGATCTGAATCTCGCTTTGGATGACTTCGACGATGCCACGTGTGATTCCTTCGTCTGGGTTTGCGTATCTGAAATGTCGCAGCCCTGAAGTTGCCACGCCCATGGTCTTGAGGCGACCTCTAATTCCGCGAGCGCTGTCTTCGAAGTCCATGTAAAAGACGCAGTGACCTTTGGCTAATTCTTGGCGCACCGCTTCGATGGCGATCCAAGTCTTGCCGCTTTCACTCTCTCCAAAGATGGCGTTTATCTTGTTTGCATAAAGGATATGGTTGCCGTCTTCGCGCTTTAGAATCGATGGCCCGGGTTCATCTTCGAGTTGCATATCGGTGATGTCCTGTGGAATCCACGAGCTGGTTGCGATCTCTTCGTTCTCATCGTGGAGTTGCACGTGGCTCGGGTTATGGGCTTCGATTTGTTGCCAATCAGTGCGCAGTTCAGTCTTTGCCCCGAAGCCCTGCGATCGCAGATGTGATGCAGCTGCTTTGAAGTCACCTTTGTGCTCTATCTGTGTGTAGGCGGCAAATTTTGAATAACTGCTCTGAGCTGTGAAAATTGTCGAGGTGCTAAAGACGAAGAGTTTGCCGTTGCCGTTGAAGTTTGTCGTCGCTGATATGCCTTCGGACTTGCCTGGACGTCGCCAGGCGGTCGATTCGCCTTTGCTATAAACCTTTGTCCATCCCAGGGGTTCGAGAATGCTTTCCCAGGTGACGGTTTCGTTATAAGCATCTCCTGGTGTCTCGATGCCGTCTTTGCGTGGCTTCGTCTCTTCTTCTATCCATTCAGCCTTTGGTACTTCATCGTAAAGTGCGAAGTACTGGTGAATAATCTCGCGCTCTGCCATCGTGAAGGTTGGAATTGTTTCAATGGATCCTGCGCTGATCTGCCAGGCGTTGCCTGAAGGGTGGCACTTGCCGCCAGATGGCGCTGTGATCACGAATCCACCTTCACCGCGTGTTTCTGCTAGGCATCCGCCGTCTTCACCGGCTGCCTGTGCGATCTTGGTATTGCCTGGCACTTTGCCGTCGCTTATTCGGTAGAGCCAGTGAATTCCGCCGGAAGGCGTTGCTTCCATGTATCCGTTGACGAGCTTTGTCCAAAGATGTCCATGCTCGCTACTTTCAAATATCTCACGCAGTTCGATGTGAAGTTTCTTAGCGACGGCTCTGCCTTCAAGTTCCAACATTTCGAGGTTACCAGATACGGATCCGCAGATAATGCCGACACCGTCTTGCTTCTTAGCAAACCAGCCCATTAATTCTTCGGGTGTTGGTCGCTTCTTCTGATACGCCGTCCATGCTGGCAATCCGGGGCGTTTAGATCCGTCGGCTGCTACTGGAACGGCGCAGATGCCAGCAGCTGCAAAGCGGAGCGCTGTCGTAAGGATTGCATCGCTCATTCGTCGTCTTCTTGCTCTTCTTCGATCTTGGTCAATCGGCCACGGACAATGGCTCCGCTAAGTCGAAGGCCTTCTTTGAATCCGCGCTCTCTTTCGATGGCGCAGCATAGGTCTTTGTATGACTCTGGCGTGGGCCGTCGTTGCCATATCTCGATCTGATCTAGAATCGCATTGAGCATCGCGTTCTGGTCTTCCATTGTTACCCCCTAGTTTGTTATCTCTTTGTGCGTGTGATCGGAATCGAACCGATCCATTTCCCCTATGGCCGCCTGGCCCACGCGCCTTCCCCGAGTGGAAGGTGTTGCTCGGGAATCTCCTATCTTATGCCGGCTTTGCTCCGAGCTGTGCCAAGAGTGCCATTACCTCTGGCGTCAATGCTTCGGCTGTGACCACTTGCTTTGGCTCTGCAGCTGGCGCGGCCGCTTGCTTCGCTCCAGCGTTGCCAACGAAGGCGTTTGCTTTTGCTAAATCTGCCGGGTTGCTTGTTGCATCGATTAAAATCCAGGGCGCTGACTTTCCTGGTTTTGCTGTTCCCTGTCCAATGCGTGCTAGAACCTTCTGGCCGACTTTGTTCTTGAGTGCGTTCTTGAGTGCGACGTTGAAGAATAAAAGCCCATCGTGAATTTCCCCAGTGTCGAGGTTGGTCACGTTAACTTCGATCGCATCTGTTTCGCCATGTACTGTGGTGATGCTTGCTTTGTATTCTGTCGGTTCGATGATCAGCAATTGGTTTGCTAAATCTGCGACCTTTGGCTGGTCGCCGCCTGTTGCTAGTTCAGAGAAGTTCATTCTCTTTCCCCCTTTATCTTGGTATTGCTTGGTTGTTGGTTTTCCAACGCTGTAGGCGGATTGTTTTCCGCGATTTCTTTTACGATGTCCGAGATAGTCTTCTCGATCATGGAGTGGTATCTCCGTTGCAGGCCTTTGCTAAGTTTGTGCTGAAAGGCTGAAAGTATGGGCAGTAATTGCAAAGCCGATCGGGGCTTGCTGGAATCAATTGCCAAAGCTCCGGGCTGTTCTCTACATCAACGGTTGCAAGCAATCCGTAGACGGTGTCGAGTCTGCCAAGTGCTGCGATCGCAATTGATTCATCGTAATCGTGAAGTTCTACATGCAAGTCATCGAGGCTGCCGCTTGTCGGTAAATAAATCAGGGCGACTTTATTCACTTCGGCGCCTTCTTGCGCTTTACCGTAGCCGTAGAGTTGTACTTGCACGAGCTGCTGCTCAGTTGCTCCTTCTTTGCGTCGCTTGTCTAGCCCTGAGCTGCCTGTAGTTTTCCAATCCATAACAATTCCGCGCCGCTTGTCGAATAAGTCCACTGTGCCTGAAAGATTGGCCCGAATGGTTACCTTTTGTTCGACTTCAAAGTCTTCAAGTTTGCCGAAGATTTCGGCCAGGTGCGCATGGATCGCTGTTCCGACTTGTGCTGCCCAGTTTCCGCCGCCGGGCATCTCGTTTGCTTTATCCCAATCGAGGAGCTTGTAAGCGATGCGCCTGGTGCATGAATGGCCTATTTCGGATGGCCCGATATATACCTGCTTTGATCTTGATGTCCATGTGCCTGCCTTCGTGATAATTGCTGCCAATTCATCCCCGAGTGCCTTGCCTGGTGCGTGCGGTGATACGAACATTTAGTCGTCGTCCTCTTCTTCGTCGTCTTCGTAGGGTGTGAAGATGGGCGGCTCTGTAATGCCTGGGTTTGGGATAATTGTGGGCAGGCTCATTAGTCCTGCTCCACGATCGTAAATCGTCTGCTTGTTGAAACGGTTTCGAGAGTTTGTATAACTTGCTGGGGAAGAATTTCCCTAGCTCGCTTGGTATCGAAGCGTGTAGTTTCGACTTTTGTCCATCTAACGACGGGGCGATTTTGATACATTGCAAGCTCGGCATCGCCCATCGCTGCTTCTAAGTGCGATCGGGCAATGTCGGCCACTTCTCCCCACTTCTTGGCTTCTGCCTGCGCTTCTTTGTATTGGCGCAGCCATTGGCCTACTCCGTCGTCAAAATCAACGACGCCATGCTCTATCTCTATTGTCATTCTTCCCCCTAATACCAGCCATAGCCGGTTTCTATTTTTTTCTTTGTCCAATGTTTCCAAGCGCCACAGGGGCCACCGGATCCGTATCTGCGTCCTATGTAGGCTAGGGCTGCGATCGTCTGGCTTACTCTGGATTCCGGATGTCGCATGCCTAGATTTTTGTATGTGCCAGCAAGGAGTTGCCCTACGCCCTTTGCAGAGCTTTCGGGGTTATTGACGGATCTCCACGCGCTCTCCTTGCTAATTATTCGCGTGAAGCATGCGTACTGGCGTGGTTCCAGTAACTCTTTGGCGAGCAGTTTTGGGTCGATGTCTTGCATCGGTGTCCTTTGCTCGTAGACGATCGGCGGTGTCGCCGGGGCTGGTGTTAGGGCTGTTGCCGCGATTGCGCTAGTCACCGTTGAGATTCCAATGATGAAGATGAATCGACGGATTGAATATTTCTGATCTGGTTTGATTGGTCTTCTCGCTTTCTCGCCCTGTTTGCTTCAGTAAAGATCCGGTAAACCTGGGTCACCCTGATGCCTACTTTTTTGGCGATTTCGTTTGTCGAGATTCCTTGATCACGAAGTTTAACGACGCGTTGCTTGCGAAGTCTTATTTCATCTCGTTTCAAGGTTAAGCCCCTCTCGGACGGCGTCTTGCCGCCCCAGATGCCATGTTGGATCTCTTCTTTGATGGCGTATGCCAAGCATTCCTTTCTTTCAATACAACCAGCGCATATTCTGCGAAGGTTTGGGAGGCGCTCTGCCTCTTGGACTTTCCCTTCTGGGAAGAAATAATCAGGATCGCCGATTTCGGCGCATGCAGGGCTTTCAAAGATTCGCACGATTGGAAAGTTTTCGATTGTTCTAATCATTGCGCTTTATCCACTGCTCTAAATTCTCTACAACCCAGGCTTTTTCAATTCCTGCATTGCGTCTCTTAATTATCACATAAGCCGGGGGAGTTTGCTCGAGTCCTCTGGCTTTTGCATAATTCCCTGCTTCAGTAATTGCTTCTTCCCAAAACACTGGGAGTGAAATGCTCTTTTGATTTTTTAATTCCAGAATATAAGTTTTGCCTGCAACGATGCAGACGATGTCGCCTTCATCTTTGCTACCGGCTTTGGTCAATCGTTCCGCAATTGCTCCAACCGAACGCAGCCATCGCATCACATCTGTTTCAAAGAGTGCGCCCTTGCGTCCGTTTGGATTTGCCATTTACTTTACGATTTCCAATCGTGGTTTTCTTCGAGTTGCAACGTTGCGCACAATGTCCTGTGCGAGATCGAGTGCTTCGTTCTCTGTCATCGATGCAATTAGCAAAACTGTCGCCGGTAGTAATTGTCGCATTCTTTCATACTCGAGCCACTCGCTGTTGTCTGGTGAGATTTGATTTGTATGAGCTGCTTGATTCAAAGCTGCGATGTAGTCGCCATTTGCTTCCCTGCCTGCTTCTTCTAGCAAATCCAGAACTGCATTTTGCTCTTCTAGGTAGATCGAAATCTTTCCCTGCTCATTAGTGTGTACTGCAAAGAGTGGGCGTCGATCTAAATTCATTTTTTGAGCGCCTTCTTGATCCGCTTCTGTTTGCTTTCGTATTGCAGTGCTTCTCGGATTTCGTTCTCGAGTGGATCGTTTTGCCATCGCAATAATAAAGCGGTGATGATTCCCGTCGCTGCGATCCCTGCTCCAATGATAAGCTGTATTTCCATTATTCCCCCAGTCTTGTGGCGCTATGCCTTGTCGTTGCCAATTGTGGGGGGTATCGGGCCTGTTTGTCGGTTAGCCACGCCGTTGATCCGCCAGGGCGCTGGCGTTCACGCTCAGTTTGCCTTGCCTGTGGATAAAACTCACAGGATAAATGTGTGTGTCTGTATTGCTTCTTGTATAGACAAGCCCTAAGTTATGGGTGTGGGCAAAGAGCGAATGTCTCAGTCTACGGGGGTAATAAAATGATTTCAAAAATTTCAAACACAAAGGTTCCGGGTCTTCCTGATTGCGATGCCTGCGATGGTCGCTGGCAGGCACTTTACAAGCGTCAATATCAACATCCAAATGGCGAGCGTTACTGGATGAATGTCTGCGTCTTTTGTCTTCGCAAGAATTCAGAATTTGAGGTGAAATAAATGGGTGCAATAAAGTCTTTGTTTATTGATATCAGCGATGCGATGGATCTTGCTGGTCGGAATCTGGTTGATGCTTCAGAGTCGCAGGATCCTGAATTGATGGAGGCGGTCTTAGTAAATGTCTTGTCTGCTCTTCCTTCTTATCTAGAAGTTTTACGCCAGGTGAAGGGATGAAAATGGATCGCAAGTTTGTCCGTCGCCGTCGCGTCGCCCTTGTCGTCGCCCTGGTTGCACTAGTGGCCTTGACCTATGGCACTCGCGATGTCTGCTGGACTGGTTCTGGCTATGGCTCTTGCTCGGTAATGATCGACGAGGTGATTTCTAATGGCCGTTAAGAAGGCGCGTTCGGTTCGGGTGTCGGATTCTCTGTGGGCTGCTGTAAAGGTCAAAGCTGCCGCCGATTCAAAGTCGGTCAGCGAAGTCATCGTGGATGCTCTGAAGGCCTACGTGCGATGAGCTGGTGGAATCTGGCCATTGCTCCTGTTGCTGGAATCCTGGCGCTGGCCTATGGCCGACGGATCTGGTTTTGGTTTACCTTTGGCTTCTTCTTTGGTTTGTGGTCTTTCCTGATTGTGTTGCTGCCCCGGAAGGAGCTGCGTGTTCCCACTCTTCCTACCTGGTTGCTTGTATTTTGGGGCAACCGGCAGATCGCTCGAATAATGCGCCCGATTCGGGATCCGTCCGATCTGATCTAGGGACGAAGAAAACCCCCCATCGCTTTGTAGACAGCGATGGGGGGTTTTTTATTCTGCAAGTGCTCTGGCGATTCCTTCTTCTAGGCTGATCTTTGGTTCATAAATCTTCAACATTTTTGTGGGGTCGCCTACTCGGTATTCGACTCCGCTTGGTTTACTTGGATGCTTCTTAATTGGGGCCAAGTATCCCTGCGCCAACATGATCATCTCTGCGAGCTGGATAAATGAAACCGGTCGCCCAGTGCAAAGGTTTAAGGTTTGAATGTTGTTTGTGATCGCTTCGAATGTAGCTGCAACAACGTCGTCGATGTGAATAAAGTCGCGGACTTGCTCGCCTGTTCCCCATACTTCAAATGGGTCAAGTTTGGCTTTGCCGCGTGCGATTAAGGATGGGAATGGGTAATCGAGCGCCTGGTCGCTGCCGTATCCGCTAAATGGTCGCAGGATGTTGACTTTGATTCCTTCTGCTCTTGCGTATTGTGCCAAAGTTTCGCCTGTTAATTTTGCCCATCCGTAGCTCAAGTCTGGCGTGCGAATGTGGTCGAGATTGATGTCGCCTTCTCGAAGTCTTTGCTTGTAGGCGGCTTTTTGCAAATAAATTGGGTATGCCGCCGAGCTGCTGTAATAAACAAGATGCTTTGGTTTGGTTCTTACTGCCCACTGGAACATGTCGCTGTCGATTGCGAGGTCGCTGGCAACGGCCAAAGGGTTGCCTTCAATCGTGGCCCTGCCCCCGACGATTGCTGCGAGGTGAATAACTACGTCGTATCTGGTGTCGTCCTTCTTGAAGAAATCCCTGCAATCGATGCCGTTTGCGATGTCGATGCCGGTGATCTCATGGCCTTTGTTATCTAGCGCTCTGTGAAAGGCGCGGCCGACGAAGCCGGCGTCTCCTGTTATAAGAATCTTCATAAGAGCCATTCTGCCAGATATCTGTCGCTTTCTGATTCGCTCTTTGCCATTGCCTGGTCAACGCTAAAGACGAAGCGATCATCTGCTTCTAGCGCTGCCCCGATGTGGTGCAAGGTTGCCTTCTTTGCGATCGGGAACGCCCGGCGCTTGCTCTGGCCTTCTGTGGGGGTTTCGTAGTGCTCATCGTGAATCAGGGCGCTGTCCTTGATCTGTGGCCAAAGTTCAGCCGCCAGCCAGTCTTGATCTTGCGTGTAATAATTTTGGCCTTCTGCGATCGCTAAATCCGCCGGGATTGCGCTGGTACGAGCTGCAAACATTCCGGCGCTGATCTGATAATTGTGGCCTGTAGGGTGATCTTTCATAATGTGGAAATCGAGGCCGCTTGCTAGAAATTCTTCGTGTGCAATCCGTTCTCGGTGGGTCAGCCGGGCGTCTGCATCCCTACTTAGAACCACGTCGAATTCGCGATCTATCAAAGCCTGAAATCTCCAGAGTTTGGCCCGGTGATCTTCGGGGCCTTCTTCTTCTACAAGCTGGACATAGGGGAAGAGGCGAAGGGTTTGCTTGATGGATTCTGGAACCGATGCCCCGGTGTAAAAGCGAAGCGTGAATCCTTTGAAGTGCCTGGTTGCCAGAATTGCGTTCTTGATCGCACCGATCGTGTATCGCTCTTCGCTGCCGTATAAGGAATATGCGATGAGCTGCTTCATGGCCTTAGTTTGCGCTTGAGTAATTCGTAGGCTTCGCTTTGAATGTAGTTCTGGTAAGCGAGCGCGTCGAATGCGTAGATTTCGGTTGCGTTGACTTCTTTGTATCCCTCATCCCATTCCGCTTTGCCAGCAATTGGGTGCATATGCTCAACGATAACGTGATCGAGATAAGTCAGCGCTCCTAAATCCTGCCCTAGTTTCTTCCAAAAGTTATCAAGGTATAAATGTTTCATCTTTGGCGGAACCATTCCGTCGAGCGCTTTAACGATGTCACTTGTCATTGCGATCATGGTTGGAAGTCGTTCCCTTTGCAGCAAGTCGTTGCCGTAGGCCATCGACGGCCGCTTCGCCATCGCCTGGATAAGAAGGCCATCCCAGCCGGCTGTGCGTGGGCGATGGTCATCGCCGAGGAAGGCGAAGTATTTATATTCGCCCTTCTTTAC